ATCTTCAATTCTTGGAGCTATAAAGAATCTTACATAATTTATACTATCAGTACTATCCTCCCCATCTAATGAATAATGTAATTTAACAGGCGACCCATTGCTACAATGTAAATACGCCACCTCGCTAATTTTCGAGAATCCACACATTTTCGAAATAAGCTTTATATTCACACACACATTAACGGTAGTTTCTTCTTCAATTGCATATTCTACAATATTCTCTTCTTCTATAGAAGCAGTCATTTGCCCCATATCCCCTTTTGATGTTAAATCAACCGTTTTCGTATTGCAATTAATTCGCAATTCTTCTCCAAATATAAATAATTGACTAATTAAATCTGACAATTCATCAGACATAATAGATATATCAGCTTCATATTCCTTTTCCGGAATAGTTAAATGTTCGGAATCTATATTCATAAGAGGCATTTGGAAACATTTCCTTATTGTTTTATTTTCTCCGATGCTCTCAAAATCTACAGATAATTTATCAGCGTCTTCTTTCATATACATCGTGATTTTCTGTCCTTCTTCTAAACAATCTAACATTTTAAACATAAACTCGCAATGTATTCCCATAGCAAAAGGTTTATTTACTTCATATTCCGTAAACCAATCTTTTTGTATAAGAAGTTCAAATAAGCATACTTGAGATTGACCCATCCCTTGAATATACACCTTATCATAGTCGAACTCTATATTTACATCAGCTACTATATTTTTCAATTGCCTAAAAATGGTAGCAAATGCTTTTACCTTTGTGGGTTCAGTGATGACCAATCTCATTGTTAATTATAGTAATAATATAATCTTTATTATTATAATCAATTTTATTTATCCAATTTAATATACGGTTGACCCATGTGAAGAATTCTTTATATCTTACTCCATACTTAAAGTCACATTTGACGGATATCGACTTTTTTCCTTTTCTGCTTCTAAAGTACTTACTCTTGCTTTCAACTTCTCTACTTGTTGCAATAATGTATTATATTCTACTAAATGTTGTGCTTCTGATTTGGAATCAGTATCACTATTTGATGACTGTTGTTGCAAATGTTGTGTCAATTGCAATAATCTGTGTTCATGAAAATTTAAAACATGCCACATTTGTTGTGCGGATGTTCCAGGAATAGATTGTCCTTGGGTATTAGAAGATGCTCGTCTGTTATATTCACTCATGTTTTTATGTTAAATGTATTTATTTAACTTCTAGATGATTTACGCAATTATGCCTTTTCGGGTCTTCCCCGCCTTTTCTTCCTGGGTTTAATAATAACAGGTGTTTTATCTATAACTCCTTGCACTTCCTCTTCTATGTTCGATTTAAAATTTGTTAATTTAGTTATGTCATTTTCTAATACATCATCATCCACTATTGGGTGCGGTTCAAGTAATATTAATTCACCATCTTCCTCATCTTCGCTTATTTCGACGGCTTCTGTAGTACTACTTTCTGGAACTTTTTTATTAACAGAATCTGTTTCTAAATGATTTAAAATCCTTTTTCTATCACGACGACTCCTTTCCACATATTCATCAACTCTATTCGCAGTTGGGTCCATACCAATACTAATAATAGATGCCTTTGCGATATTTCTTTCTAGTTCTAATAATTTAACATTTGTATTATTGTTACTTGAGGTTGATTTTTCTTCTTCTTCTTCCTCTTCTTCGACTTCTTCGACCTTATGTTGTTTTAAATTACTAATAACTTCTTTAATTTCTTTCATAAAATTTTGCGATACCACCACTTGTTCCGTTAAATTTGTCATCATATTTTTCAAAAGCGTAAATGATTCGGTATTGTTCGTAGTTTTTGTACTAACTTTTATTGGAATTTGTTGTTTTTGATTAATCAACCGTTCTAATTGTTTGCTAGTATTAATAAGATGCTTTTCTATTTTACTCAATCTCACTTCATGGAATCTCAATACTGTTAATATATGTTGGTCATTTATTGAATCTACTCCACCATAGGATGGTTGTCGTCCTCGTTGAAACATTATAAACTAAAATCACATATATATTTCCTAAATTATACACGCATGTCCATTTTTAATGCATTATGATATTTATAATTTTTTATAGTAAAATCTTTTACTTCATAATTATTGATATTATCATATGTATTGTCAATTGTTATTTGTGGAAATGAATAAGGTTCTCTATTTATTTGTTGTTTTAGAATATCACAATGGTCATCGTAAATATGTGCATCACCTATAAAATGTATAAATTCTTTTGCTTTAAGATTGCAATGTTTGGCTAATAAATGAGTCAAAAAACTGTAAGACGCTATGTTAAATGGGATTCCCAAACCTATATCTCCGCTCCGTTGATATAAAATACAAGATAATTCATTCTCATTCGTCACCTTGAATTGAGACAAGACATGACAAGGTGGTAAAGCCATTTCATTTAATTGTTCCGGATTCCAAGCAGACATAATAATTCTTCTTGAATACTTATCTGTAGGATGATTCAATGTATCAATTATGTTTTGCAACTGATCAATGCCTTTTCCATCGTAACTTTCTGAACAGCCCAATTTTTTACTATAATCTGCATTCCAAAATCGCCATTGATGACCATATACAGGTCCTAAATCATCTTCCTTTAAATGGTATAATCCCCTCGAATCTAAAAATTCTCGTGTTCCATTACCATTCCAAATACCAACATTCTCATCTTTTAATAATTTATTATTGGTATCTCCTTTAATAAACCATAAAAGTTCCTTTAGGCAAGTCTTCCATGCTACTTTCTTGGTTGTCAATAATGGCATAGTATTATTTTTAAGTGAAAAGCGCATACTCTTCCCGATACTACTGTATACATTTCCATTCCTTCCTTGTTGAAATTCACCTTTATCTAAAATATTAGATATTAAACCTAGATATTGCTTTTCTTCAAAATTGGGAGAATGTCTGGTCGCAGTAGTAGAAAATCGTCGAAACATCTAATTTATAACCTTGTCCTATTTTTAATATCTTTTTATAATTCATATGGACAAACAAGAATCAGCACCAACCACATCTTCTGCAAATACCATAATCAAACATATTTTCAATTTTGATGATGATACAAAATCTACTTTGATGAATATTTCACAATATATGGTATTGGCAACTATACCTGTAGCTATTTTACAAAATATTTCTGCAAAGGTATTTCCAGAATTTGATGCATCAAAAGGTACAATGGAACTTTTAGCAGAAATACTAGGTCAATCATTAACGACACTAGTAGGATTATTCTTTATTCATCGTCTTATTACGGCTGTTCCCACATTTAGTGGGTCAGCGATGGGTGACCTAAACTTATTTAGTATTATTGTAGTATTTTTACTTACTTCATTTATGTTCGATGGAAAAGTTGAAAAGAAATTTAAAGCAATTAGTAATAGAATGATGTATCTTTGGGATGGAAAATCAAGCGATGATAAAGATAAAAATAAGCAAGAAGTGAAACAACAAGGTGGTGGTTCGGTGGTAAGTGTTTCACAACCCATTTCACGAGGAGGCGCACCAACACATGCGCCTAGTAGAGCAGACTATTTAAACTCACCCAATGCACAAACAAGTTCTACTCAGATGATGCCGGCACAACCACCACAACAAACACAAGAAAATAATAGCCAAGAACAATACAGCAATCTTCCTTTAGAGCCAGCAGCTTACAACTCTGGAGGAGGTGGATTTGCTACATTTTAATTATCGATTACCATAGCGTCTTTAATCTCTATAGTATTCCCCAATGATTTCTTAATTTGCTCTTTACTACGTTCAAGTTCTTCATCATTTCCACTACCGGTGATTTGCTGAATCATTCTGTGCCATTCCTGAAGAAGACGGTCATCTTTTAAATAATCAGGATGTTTTCTTTCCCATTCTTTAATTCTTTTGATTTGTTTAACCGTAATATCTTCGATGGTCTTGTTTATTTTAGCATTCGCCATATCCTTTTCCCATTTATCCTCTTCTTTCACATAAAATTGCAATCGTTTCTTATCGCTGCAATGAATTGGTCTTTCTTTAGGATCTAAATCTTGTAAATTTTTAGCAAAAATATTACTTATACCTTTGATATAACCATGTTCTTTGGTATATTTTAAATCTTCCAATGAAACTTTAACATTTTCAACAAAATCAGTTAAATTCATGGCATTTTTGCATTCTTGATTTAAAAATACATTTATGGTCATTTTCTTGTTTCCGCAATCTTGATAATTTATAATTTGTCTATCTTTTGACAATTCTATCACTTTTTCCATTAATGTATTATTTTGCTCAACAAGTTTGTTCAACATTTCAGCAGAAACAGAGGTACTACTTGATGCAGCGGCGGTTTCAATATTGTCAATATTTTCTTCGTTAGAGTTCAGTGTGCATTTTTTTCGGTGCTTACTGAGACCCGAATTATATTTGTATAGCTTGCTACAAACGCACTCGAAAGCCGGTCTGGGGTTTTTTGCATTACTCTTAGTGTTATCCATGTTATCCATTTTATGTTTTGTAGTGGATAAATGACGAGTGTAATCTTTTTTGTTCCTAGAAGTGAACCCACATTTTTTACAGCAAAAATGTTTGGGGTTTTTTTGGGGTTTTTTCATCTCTATATATGGATAACATAAAAAACCCCTAAATCCATTTTTAAAATTGTACTATTAGTGCCTTTTTTTCAGCACTGCATAAGCTACCTACACCCAAAAATACAATGTTTCTCTAATTTTCCTACACAATGGAAGCGTTTTGTATTTTGTGCAAAAAAAACATTATAAAAAAATACTCAGAATCTCATTCTGGACATTTTGAAATGTCCAAATAGCAAAAGGTCCACCGACTTTTGTACAACATTTTGTGAGTTCATTTTTTTCAGTGCCTTTTTTTCAGTAAATTATTATCTAATAAATTGAACTTACAATTATGTAATATTTTACATATATAAAAATAATGAGCAGGCGCTTAGCAAATGAAGCTATTCGAGATAATTGGGAAGAATTAGAAATACATCATTTTATAGAGGAAAAAACTATCTATATACAGGTAGAGGATGAAAACTTATTAACAATCGACTACAAGTCAACATACCCGTTTAGACCCCCAAGTGTCACATATAATTGTGAGAATATATTGATATTTTATAGAGAATTATCAGATTGTCCAACCATCAAAATCAGAGATGATATATCGAAATTACTAGGAGACAATGGTTGCAATGGTTGCATGTGTTGTTCAACCTTATTATGCGGATATAATTGGAGCATTCACAATACAATAAAAAATATTTTGGAGGAATTTGATAAATTTTGTAATATTAAAAAGCGCAGTGTTGAACGGTTTTGGTCTGATAGGATTGCCAGCAGATTTTTAGTAGAAGATATCCCACTTCGCGAATATTTATAAAATTAGAATTATATCAACGTGACTTCCAAAGATAAATTCATCCCATGAGATTTGCGACAATTTGGAAGCAGTCGACGGGCTTTTGTGAAAGAGCAGAAAGAAAAACTGCTCACAAAGTGGATTGAAAAAAGTCTAGACCCTCCCGTTACAACTCGACAACAAGATATGTATCTTAGAGCGGACTGCAAATTAATCAGATAAACCATACTTTTCCTTAAATCCCAAAACCAACGCTTGGGGTATATTATTAAAATCTATAATTTTTTTATTAAGTTCATATTGTGCAACTGCCTCCAAATCACTCTCTAATTTTGCCTGAAAGGAGACTTTGTCATTCCAATATTTTTCTGCTGTTTTAATGCCGCATTTTTTGAACACCGAAGGAATGCAATCACTCTTATCTCCGGCCACAATTTTACAAAACAAGTCCTTTTCTGCATTTTTAAAACAGTTTGTGCTTTCAGTTATATCCTTGTGTTTCAGATTACAAATTTTCACTCTGTCTGATGCAATTTGCAAATAATCCATATCGCTTGCTATTATCCAAATGTTAGCATCTTCCCATTTATCTAATATATATTTTGCAGTAATAGCAATACAGTCGTCCGCTTCTAAAGTATCATAAGACAAACGAAGTTTAACACCTCCTTTTTCAAATAGATTATCTTCGTAGGCCATCTTGAAGAATGGACCACCCATAAAGCCGTCATCTTGTCCTCGGTTGCCTTTATATTCAGGAAACAACTTCATTCGCCAAATTTCTTTCCTTGGACAATCCTTTCCAACGATAATAATAGGATTATCGACTTTAAGTTTTTCAGCTGTTTCGCCAATTTTTTCAACAAAGGTTTTACGAAACTTCTCAACGAACAACGCGTTTTGGAAAGGGTCGTCTATTTTCTCATCTTTTTTTGCTAATCGAAACCATTGTTCAATGGCGAAGTATCTGTAAAAGCAATAGTAACTACCATCAATTAAGATAAAGTTGGGCATTGATTATAATACTAATTATTTAGTATTATAATCAAATCAATTTAATAGTGTCTTTTGGTTTGCTTCCTTCTAATCTTCGTTTTCCTTCGTGTCTTTTTTCCATGTTTTCGTCCAATACCTCTTGCAATCGTATGAACTGGTCCTGGCGCTTCTAAAGCAGGCGGAACACATTTCCAAAATGTTTTACAATTAGCACTTTTCTTCATTTTGGTATGTAGATTTTTACGGAATTTATTAAATCTTTCTCTCCAAAGTTGTCCTGCATCTTTGTTTTTTTTCTTACCCGTTAAAGAGAATATCATTTCATTATCTTCTCCGTACTGTGCTCTGTCTCCTTTAGATTTTATAAACCCAACTTTTTTATAAATATATTCACCTTTTTCTCCCGCGGCATTATCCAATAAGACAGATTCGTTTCCGGCTTTAATGGCAAATAATGTGAACATGTGCACTAAAAATTCACCAATAGAACATCCATTCAAACCGATTGCTTTACTCCCTTCATCCCAATCTCCCACAGTCACACCATCTAAATAAGCCTCGTCTTCTTTTTTACCGGGTTTCCCAGATTTCTCCAAACCAACGCTGCCGTGAATTTCTATAATACTATTGTCTCCCCATCCACCGGGTTTCCCAATTTCTATTTCTATGGAAATTGCACCGCTCGTTTTTTGCGCGGAATCCCTAGCATCTTCAATAAGAACTTTAACAGTTAGTGGTTTTGCAATGCAATCTTGCATATATTTTTTAATTTTTTTCCCATATATTTTTAAAGCAGCTGCTAAAACGGTATCTCCTTTTCTTGTCATTAATATAAATATATATTTAAATATAGAATCTAAATATAAGTTAATGGATCAAGACAGGAATAATTTATTACACGCATTAGAAAATGAAACAAACTCATCTATAATGAATTTGACCTCTGCTAAAATAAAAGAACACAAGAACACTATACTTCAAAAGTTACAATTGGAGAGAAGCGAACTTAAAACAATGCACAAAAAATTATCAGAGTATCGATATTGTACTGATATGTCTGACATTCAATATGGATATTATATTCGTTGGATACCATTAAAAGACCCTGAAAATCTATATTTAACAAATGGAGGAATAATGTGTGATATGAAGATAGTGAATAATCAAATACATATTTTTTGCAAGAACTTCCGAAACCGTTTTTTCCAGTTTAAATTTGATGAAGCTGTTATATTTCAAAAGATATCTTCGCAAGAGAAGGTGATATTAAGTGTATTAGACTACCTGAACACTTGAGAAGGTGGGGGCAATATTTGTTACCAATTCGCATCTTCCCTAATTTTTTAACTGCGGGTTTTTCTTTATTTTTAAACCCTTAATTTTAATTTGTTGAACTTTTGACATATAAGTATTATATTGATAAAAGGTTGTGATAGGATTTTGGATTAATCGTTCTGCAAAACGGCCAAAATATGCAATAGGTAACCGAATAGAGCCATTTCGCTGTAATATACCATATATGGGCAGTTTAGTGTTATCGGCTCTTTTTGTATTCCATGCTCCTCCAAATATCACATAAACATTTTGTATGTTGGATTTTTTATAAAATGCTATATTTAAGTGTGCATATAAACATATTTTAGTTCTTGATGTAATGATACATGGGCATTCATAATTGTTAAAAATAAAGAAGAAATCCAATGGTGTCAAATAATAATCTTGGGGATTAATGGTTCCAGTTAGGTCATTGATTAATGCATCAATAAGGGGTTGTTTGCCTTCTTTTTTCCATAGTTCGATAATCTCGGGCATTTTTTCTGAACGATTATAACTAGAATAGGTTTGTTGTAGCAATTCTTGTAGGTCTTTAATAGTGATTTTAATACCATAATCATTGAGAATGAATAATGCTAATTCCCAAGTACACATAAAATTTTGTTTAAATTCTAATAATGTGAAATCAGGACTTAATTTTCTTGCTCTCAGGTATGCCTCTAATTTCAGTTTTTCCTCGTTTTTTTTCGTGATCAGACACTCATTGATAGATGTTGTATTCAACATGGTATCCAATATAAAAGTATCTTTGTAAGTAATACTAACGGAAGGCTCTACAATATCAAAAATATTTTTCGAATCGATGAAAGGATTAATGTATTGTGGTATTATATCTTCAAAATAATCCCCATATAGAATATCTTCTAATAATATAATTTCGTCCTCTTTCAAATTGTAAGTCATTTGTTGGAAACTTAAAAATTGCCGTGGATTTAAAATAAATATTCTTATTCTGGAATATCTAATAAGTTCATCCGCTAAGCGACCAAAATAAATTTCCTTGTTATTAGATGTTTCGCTAATTAAATTTTTGCGCGGAATTTGTAATTTACATTTGCCATTTTTTTTTACAAACAAACAGGTAGGAGCATCGGAACACTTTCCTTCATCTAAATTTATACATTTTAAGATAGATTTAACTGCTAGTTTGGAGGAAATTTTATAATCCGTAAAGTCTACATAATCATCCATAATAGAATGCAGCAATTCAATAATGTTTCTTAATTTGGTATAATATGGTGTGGTAACATTATTTAAAATTTCAATTAGATTATTTTTAATGTCCTCTTTATTTTCTATTTGATTAATTATTATGCGCAGTATATTTCTAAAAGAATTATACAATTGACTTTCTAATTTAATATTGTTGACAGAACGTATTCTTTCTTCATCTACCGTATTATCATTTAAATCAGGTTGGGTAAGATAATTTTCAACACCATTATTACTTTCAATTACTATTAACCCATTTTCATCTACATCATCGTCATCAATATGAGATTTGTCGTGGGGTTCTGGTATTACAGGTATAAATTGATTTGTTTCAGTAATAATGCCCACTACGACGCTATTATTCACAATTTTAAGAATTGGTTTACAATAGATATTGCATTTGCTTTTAACACACATATTTTGCAAATTTTGTAATGTGGTTTCAAATGAATTCAATATATCTGGGTCATCTGCTAGTATAAATGGCATATCTGGGCGTAACTCGGATGGACGACAAGGAACCATGAATCCTTTATTTTGACCTTTTTTAATTATTATACCAATAACTTTCGTATTTAGATTAAGAATTTGAGCTTCGACTTTGTAATTTGTTATTTTTTGGCATTTTTGTATAGCTTGTAACAATTCAACAAGCGGAATATTCTCTTTAAATTTATAATTGGTGTTGCTTGGTAAGGGTTTACAATTCTCTAGAAGCTTTGTTCGAACATATTTTATCATTTGTGACAATTGTGGGGCTTGAGCTTCAATCTGTGGTATAAACAATAATTTATTAATTTTATAGGCGTTCCCCTCATCAACACGGGTATATTTGTATATAGGTTCATAGTGCCCATTGCGAGTATATAATATAAGTATTTCACGATCACTGTCAAAATATCCTGTTCCATAAAAATTAGTTGGACAGATTACTTCTATTTTATTTGTAATATCATCATCGGGACTTTTTAAAATAAGTAAATTTAAGCCCTTTGAAAATATACCCCCTAGTTCATTGTTTTTTCCTGTGTGAGGGATGCAAATAATATCCCATATATATTCGTAATTTATTTCTACTTTATCATCTGATAAATATGCTTTGAAATTATTCAAGGCAGAAATTATTTTTAACAGATAAGTAGGATTTGTTTTAGATAGTTTTATATATAGCATGTCATCTTCGTATATTTCCACATCACGGTCTCTAAACGATATATCGTCATCTTTATAAAATAAATCTACTAAGGTGCCGTTTTGAAAGGTGACGAAATTATCAAGATGCAGATGTTGAAGAATGATATCTTTTATCCACTGTATACTTTTTTCTGTTGTATGTTGCAAATTAATCGTTCTATTTCTTTCTTGACTAGACAATGTGTAATAACTATATATATCAGCAATACATGATAAAAACGATTGTGTTTTATTTCTTTCCATACCTTTTCTAAGGAACACTGGTTTGTTTATTTTTAATCGTAAACTGGAATCTCCTTTGGTAGGTCTTTGATTATATTGGAAAAATTTTTGAACAGCTTCTGGCAAGTAACCTAATTGTCCCATTTTTAAGGGAAATACTTCCCACGCAGGGGATTCTTCCATTTTTATATTGTCGCCTGTTTGTTGCGTGATTTCGCTGGGGTTTTTAATAGTTTCGTCACAGTCCTTAATTGTTGCAATTCTACTTCCTGCTGGAAGTTCTCGTAGTTGAGGGGAGCCGTCTATGGTGTCTAGGTTAATATTTCCGTCTTTATCTCGTTCGAATGTTGGTCCAACGCCTTCTTTTCCTGAACCCGTTGGTTTATACATATAATCTGTATTTTTTGTTCCATCATATAATTGTCTGGGAACGGTGTTTTTATTCACGATTTCTCCTTTTTTATTTTTAAAATAGAGTTTTTTATTTTTTTCTTCAACTGTCCAACCTTCATCAATGGCTTTTTGTGACAAACCTCTCGGACGACCAAAACAACAAGGGATACATAAATTATCAGGATGCTTTGTTTTTTCTTGAAATCCTGGGTACATAGGTTTGTACACTAGAATATTATCGGTATCGTCCATTTGATACCGGTCTCTATGAAATCGTTGATCCGTAAACTCATAAATCCGACCACCGGGTGGTATTTTTTTAGCCATGCGTGGAATGAGCGCATTCCAACCTCCACACTTCCCTTGATTAATTTCTTTTAATGTAATACTTCGCTGTTTCCCATTTTCATCATTTAAACACCAAAAGCGAGGACATACATAATGAAATTTGTCCGTCCCTGTGCCATATGTAACAGATTCATCATATGAATTAATACCAAATGACTTGTCTTTCTTATCTATATACTCTTTTTCTTTAGCCGTCAATACTATTGGTTGTTTTCCATATTGAGAACCACACGCTGTAGAATACCTTCCTTTTCCTTGTTTTATAAATAATTTTGGGTCTCTCCACATTAAACCTCTTTTCATAGTATTATTTTGCATAAATATACTTTTTGTCCCTTTCAAAGGTAATCCGGTCAAATCGATTTCAGCTTCGCTCATTTCACTACCAGACTGCGGCGACAAATCTGCTGATTTTGTCTCTGTCATGACGCGTTGTTCTTGTATGGGACTAGGTGTTTTGTCAGGAGTGATGCTTCTATCGATACCAGTAATTTCATCTCCAAAAGTAATTTCATCTCCAAAAGTAATTTCATCTCCAAAAGTAATTTCATCTCCAAAAGTAATTTCATTCGGTGACAAAGCGTCATCTTCCTCATCATCATCTTCGTCGGTATCATCTCCTAATAAATCATCTAGAAAATCGTCAACATCATCATCTTCGAATGTAATTTTTGCTTGTTCAGATTGTCCTTCCTCAAACTGTTTATTTAAAAAATCTTTATCATCATTTGCTTCGACATCTTCTTCGGTGCCTGTCATTTTTATTGCTTTACCTTTACATAACAACTCCATATCCGCGGAGGACATGCCTATGCTTTTTTTGTTTACAAATAACCGCAACATTGAATCTATATATATATGGATGTATTTGAGATAATGAATATTATTTATGGTGTTAATAGTAACAGTGACTGTATTATTTGTAGCATCTCTAGTAATAATAACCGGGAAACCTACATTTGTAATGATTGTTCGTTCTTTTTTATTGTCAAATAGATCCGCGCGCTGTTGAATTTCCGATGCCCAACTAGCTATCTTCAATTCGGAAGCTTGTTTTGATAATTTAAAATTAGTTTGCAATTGTTCTACAATAGCCGGATACGGAACATTTTGCTTTCGCAATTCAGTAATAAACGCATCTTCTGCGCTCATTTGATTATAAGCAGAAACTCTTTTATATCTCATAGATATGACTTCTGATGTTTTCTTCAATGAACCTTTCTCAATAGCAAATATAGTTGAAAAACAAGATATATATTTATTTAAATCAACCTTATTAGGAATTTGCAACTGTGATACCCAAGTAATATTTTGTATTTCTACATTTTTATCAGCAATAGTAGTTAAGGGTATATAGGTATATCCACTTTGTTCCAAATAAGTTTTAATTTTATCAAGAATAGGTTCTTTTACAGAGCGTTGAATAATGTCTTCTATTTGTTGGAGAGATAAAGGTTTTATAGAATTTTGTAAACTTGGTAAATTTATATATACTGTGCCAGTATCGGAAATAGAGCAAGTGATATCATATTTAATGTCTGAAAAGGTGACATTGATTAAAAAAGAAACTCTTTTTGTATGTGCAAGTATTTTACTTAATTTAATAATGAGTGTTTTTTTGTTGTTATTATATGTATAAAGAAATGGAATTTTTTTACCGTTGGTCGCAATATTATTAGCAGTAAATAATCTGTATATATTTTCTTTCTTACTACCAGGATTATATTTGATCAAGGGAATATTTCGCGAAGAATGAATGAGTTTGAATAAAATTTCTAGAGGAAATTTAATCTCATATACAGGATGAATAATGATTGAAATAGCAGTAATGCCTGGGGTATCATATAGATAATCTAATGGCTTTGTTGCGTTCCCGTGTTTATAAATATCGTAAAATAAATCAACTTGTTCATTATATTTCATAAATGCTTTATCTAACAGTTTATATTCGGTATCCATTAATGATAGTTTTTTATCATTAAGAATAGATAAAGAGGTAATTTTATCAATGGATACCAAGAGCGGGAAATACAGAGAGAGCACATTTTTATCCATCATTTTTGTATGTGTATTTGTATATTCTAGTACTTCCTTTGCTAGGCAAAAAAATATATTATTAAGACATAAATCACCGGCTTCAAAAAGTAAATTTTTATTCTGGGTAGTAACAATGCCTGGCATATTTTCTTTAATAAAATTATTTATGCTAATGCAATTATATGGGTTTACAACATACGGAATTAGCTTACCTCCACCTATTAATCTTTCTCCTATGGGAATAGTATAAGAATGTTCTGAATCCCAATCTAATAAATGTAAGAAGTCATCATATGATATATTCTCTCCTCTTTTGGCAATTTCTTCACATGTGGTTGCAACTTCACTATCATCACATCCATTTTCAACAATATTCAATAACATTGTGCATAATATCTCTTGTGTTAAAGGAATTGTCTCCTTCTGAGTTAATTGTTTATATAAAGTGGAAGAATTGAGTTTGGTTTTTGTTATTCCAAATAAATACATTTCTTTTGTAGAAATTTCTAATTCCAAAGCATGAACAATTTTTTTCTTTACCATTCCAATAGTATCATCTCCATGCAGGACAGTTGAAATGATTTTAACGGGTATATTTTTATCCGTAATATTTTGTAGTTCTTCTAATGAGAAAACTGGATTATCATTTGAATCATTATATTCTGGGGTTTTAATACCATCATCATTAGAAAAAATATAAATGTTTTTTATTATATCATTTTCAATGTGATTTAATTTGTATGTTTGTGACATCTATATAAATAAAAGTTATATTATTTATATAATAATGAATATAATTGTTGCACATTGCAAAAATAGAGGAATTGGTTTTAAAAATAAACTTCCGTGGGAATTATCAGCCGATTTGGAAAGATTCAAACAATTAACTATCGGTAATGGCAATAATGCAGTTATAATGGGAAGAAATACCTGGCGGAGTTTGCCATCTAGATACAAACCTTTGCCTAAAAGAGAAAATATTGTATTAACCACGGAGATAGAGAAACCCGTATTTAGTGATACAAACGACACCCCCATTTGGATGCCTTCATTGAAGGAGTCAATAAAATATTGTAAGGAAAGACACATTTCTCAAACATGGATAATAGGAGGAGAAATTTTATATAAAACGGCATTAAATAATGTGGACATAGATAATATATATATTACGCGAATTGATAACGATTTCACTTGTGATACTTTTTTTCCGATTGTGCCGTCCTATTTTCATTTGGTTTCAAGGACAGCTTGGTCAGAAGAAAAGGGCACAAAATATTGTTTTGAAAAATATATATTTAAGGATACATTAGAAGACCGCTCTGTATGAATTGGAAAAGATAAGAAAACTAATTAAGCAACCTTGTAATATGGATAATTCCTTTATTGCGCGTATACTTAAACATCATATAATGGATTATCTGTGATTTTCATTCCGCAGTAATTCTTATTCTTTTTCTTGTAATCTACCGGATTATATATTTTAATTTTAACTGCATTTTGTAGTAGAAATTTAAAATTTTGCCAAAATTCTTGCGTATGTCCAATCGATTTAGTGGCAATGTGAGCTAATTCATGGATAGCGACATACATTAATGTATTGGGGTCAATTAATTTATCTCCTTTTTTTGTGGTGGTGGTGCAAAAAGCTAATTTTTCTCCTTTATTCTCTGAGTAAGCAGTATATTCACTTGTTGGTAAAATTTCTTTGACAGTTTGTGGGTCAAAATTATCTACCAATCTTTTACAATTTGCGCGTTCAGGGAAAGTTTTTCCTAAATAAGCCACTAATTTTCTAAGTTTTTGTGTCGTATTTGCTAACAAATCGGCGGCCAATTGTAATTTTGCACGCTCTCGTACACAATACTTATTCCCATCGACATCAGAAACAATGCATTTTAGATTAAATGCATCAGATTCAAAATACATTTTAAGAGCAATACCAGCTACAAATAATCCTAGAACCCATCCAGATAAACTCATTCTGCGAAACATATTCTTATAATAAGCGAAGAACATAATCAATTATATAATTTATAAATAATTATGATATTTATTGACCACCGTGACAGCCAACTTCAAGGGCTCGGCGAGCCAAATCCGGACCAATGGTAGTTTGGTTCCATGGACCAATGTTTACTTGTGGGTTGGCAGGTTCCGAACGAAGCTGAAGATTTGCATTACGAAGACTTTGACCAACTGTATTAATGCCAATATGGTATCCGGCCTTAAGAAGACTTACATTTTGGATATCACCTGCGCCACCAGGGTTCATTTGTGAGAAAGAGTTATTGGAATCTCTTGGAAGCAATTGTCTTGGATCAACGACTGATTGTTTTGTACACGATGGGGGCATCCCGAATGAACTGGTGGCAATACCAGAAACTGATGCACTAGTTTCATTTAGTCCTAAACCCGCTGAAGCTTTATAGTTGGTTCCTTGCCCACAAGTTCCAGTTGGTGAACCGAGTGAACCTCCTGGTTGAGGAGGGTTGCGCGCGTTAAGGACATAATCAGATCCTTCTTCTGAAAAAGCTCCTGAGAGTGGTCCACTCCCGGACTGTGAGGAAAAACCAGCTGTTCCTCCCAAGCCTTTTCCATTAGAATAGTTTTTCATAACATACATAAGGGCCACAGCCGCCACAATAGTAAATAAAACAGTATGATTGTTGGCTAAATTTGTAATCGTTTTTTTCAAATTCATCTTATAAAATTAGCAAACAAAATATTTTTTCTTTTTTCTCTTTTATCGCCTTAATAATCTTATTCTTCATACTCTTCAAATTCCGTGTCATCGTCGGAACTGTCGATTTCATCCAACAAATATAATGACTTTATTCTTTTTGCTTCTAAATATGACTGAATAGCATGTTTTTTAGCTTCCTTTGCCTTAAGTCTTGCCTCTTTATATATTTCCATATAAACCTCATTTGGATTCTTTAATTTAACAACGTCAGTATTTTTAATGGGTGGAAGAATCTCAATTTCATTCATTATTCCATTTTTGTCTAAAGATCCACATTGTGCAATATCGGGTCCCCATTTTTCTTCAACTTTTTCTAAATTGTCTTCCTTCGGTGTATTATTTTGGTTTAAATCAGTTGGAACTGTATTTACGGTAACCTTCGTTTCAGTTTCTTTATCGCTTTTTTCGTCATCTATATCGCGTTCTTCGTCATCTATATCGCGTTCTTCGTCATCTATATCGCGTTCTTCGTCATCTATATTTTCTGTTTTTTCTACAGAAATCTTTTTTTTTACATCAACTACTTCTAATGGAGTAACAGTATCAGTTGTTTCATCTACAACATGCTCTGCTTCTTTAGGTTCTTCCACTTCTAATGTTACGTGAGCATTGGATGGAACATCTTTTTTTGCATCTTCAATATCTTCAATACTAATATCTGATTCAGCATCGGAGTGTTGCTCAACCGTATTTGTTTTATCTATTGTTGTCGGCTTAAATTTAATTAAGCATTTGCGAAATAATTGTTTTTCTTTAATAAGCATCATCTGTTTGACTGCAAATTCGATTTGGAAACTTTGAGAAGTAAATTTAAGTCCCGAAACTTCTAATATAGATATCATTTTAATATTTTTATTTACATCTTCTAGTTTCATTTCTTCTTCATCCTCATTATAGATTTGAACTGCATATCCTCTATTTAATCCTTTGGACTTATTAATAAAGCATCTTAATAGTGACTTGTTACCTTTATATGTTCTTAGTAAATTCTGCCAATGATAGTCAATCGAATCAATATCCATGTCATTATGAAACCATAGATGGCGTTTTTCATATATCAAATTTTTAACGGTAGTTTCTAGACTTTGTATCCATTGAACAAAATTATTATCATCTTCGCCAAACATTAAATCACAATAAATTTTCTTGTCTGTTTTATGTATGCCATTTTTGGTATAACATTTAGGCGTTTGAATCAGTACAGGTTCCCCGCCCACACTTAATTTTGAAAAATAAGCACCGCCCTGTAATCCTTGTGGATTTGCTAAAGTTAGGTTACTAAATGTAAAGTCTGCGTTAGCTAATTGAATTGAATCACTCATTAATGCTATTTGATAAAAAAGTATGGTTGTGGGGACGCATAGAAAATATAAAATCTCCCATTTCAGTAATGGACAACATTAAGGATACTTTAATTGAACAATGCTTAGTTATTTTGAAAAGAGAGGACGTTAAAAATGAATTAAAACAGCTAATGAAACCTATGATAGATTTAATACTGCAGGAACTTTATCCATATATATTTTTATCTATCGTATTCGTATTTATAAGTTTTTTATTAATTTTAGGTATTTTTGTTTTATTGTTGCGTAATAAAATAATAACAAAATCCCCCGTCGCAATTTTTAAATAATCTAATACTATTATATAATGGGGAAAAGAACACGCAAAGGAGGTATTACAAAAAAAAGTCGCAAAGGAGGTAATGTTATTGGCGGGCTTTTAGGCGCAATTAAAAAAGCACTTCCAAGTTATTTACTTTACCAAGCTGTTAAGATGCAACAGAATAAAAAGAGAGGATTTAGTAAAACCCGCAGAGGTCGCAGAAAGGGCAGCAGAAAGGGCAGCAAAAAGGTCCGCAGAGGAGGAACTCGCAAACGCCGTTAAATATAAATTATATTATTTTCTAATTAAATATTATAATGACAAAAGCTCGCAAAGGTGGAAAAACTCGTCGCGGTGGAAATCGCAAACGTAAAGGTGGATTTTTAGCACAAATTCAAACAGCATTGACTCCATACCTTTTATTTCAGGCAAATGAAACGGCAAAAAAGAAAAAGACAGGTGGAAGAAAGAGTCGCCGAGGTGGGAAAAAAACGAAACGCCGAGGTGGAAGAAAGAGCAGCATATAAATATTTTAAAAATTATGATATAAGGAAATTTAGTTAAATATAAATTCTTATATCATATTACAAATGGATTTCACAGAAAGTATACGTGAATGGGTTGCCGTGGATAATAGAATTAGAAAGTATCAAGAGGAAATTAAAAAGGAAAGAGCACTTCGCGCTGAATTAACAACTTCTATTTTAGATCACGCAGAAGAGTCGAATATGGATAATGCGGTAATAGAAATTACAGATGGTAGATTAAAATTCCAAAGTACGCGCGTCACAGCCCCGTTAACATTCAGATTTTTAGAAGATTGTCTTAATGAGTGTATTAAGGGAGAAGAGCAAGTTAAACAAATTATTAAATATGTTAAAAGCAAACGTGAAGTGAAGTTTGTTCCAGATATTAAAAGAACCTATACGCAAACCACTTAAAATAGTCTTACTAATAAATATAAGTATGAATATTTACACTTCTCCTGATAGATTAGCACCATATACAATTTCAAATTATGTAACATCACCTCGTACAATGAGTTTTCAAAGTTGGCTGGGTTCTCCTGTAATGGAGATAGGTGATCAAAATGATATAGATTATGCACGCACCTTTGAGAACGGAGACAGGTATACGCATAACGATTTTATATTAAATTTTAACGATGATTTATTAGATATTATTCATTCTGCAGGATACAATATAGAACAAGAAAAACAATTTAAAAATGAGATAGCTATTTTTATATATAGATTATCAAGAGAGAAATTATGACAGACCAACACAGAATAGATAATATGTCAGAAGATGATTTTTATGAACATCGGAGAAATACCATTAAAGAAACATTTACGGAAGAAGATTTTCTCTCGTGTTCTATTACCAGAGCACGATTGCAAAATGAATTTATTTGGGAGTGGGAAAAGAATGGTGTCCCCAAGATAGAAAATTATTATAATGGGATACGACGCCAAACACGGGAAACCTTTGCCACGCCATTATTTTACGACAAAGATGGTAGTTTTTCTTCAGAATTAACAGGCATAGTATACAAATACCTTAAAAAAGAATATGATATAAGTATATTTCATGATTGTCCAGATTTAGCGAATCCTCTTATAAAACAGTATGAGGAAATTCAACAGAACAAGAAAGACCTACTGAAACAGAAACGAAAAATAAGCGGTGGCGTTATATCAGATAAAAAATTTGATTGGGGTGCAAAAACACATAAATAAAAGATGTCTAAATATATATAATGGATATTGATGATATGATTTTTAATAAGACGGATGGTAAAATAACATCGGCTGGATGGCGTATAGATTCGGATTTATTGCAAAATGATTTTCCTCTTGCTGCACAACATCAAGTTGGGGGAGGAAGTGGCGCTGTTCAGAATTTAGCAGTTCCCGCTGGATTAATTATTCTTCAGAATATGATTGATTCAAATACTAAATCACCATTAAATGATTTGCTAGAAGAACCAAGAGTAATTGGCGAAGACTTGTATGATAAGTTATTGAATTTAGCAGGTAGAAAAAAACGCAGTTCACACAAAACGCGTAAAAATAGAGCTAAACGCAAGAACAAAACAAGAAAGAAATAATTATGACTTGTATTATATAATGGCTAATCAAGTAAACAGGAATATTCAAAATGCAACAAAACTTCGTTATTTTCCACCAGGATCTGGTGGGGACCATCCAAGTTTAGGTAAAAGAACTCGTAAAATAAGAAAGAACCGAAAGAGAAAAAAATCGCGTAAACTACGTGGAGGTGAAGAAAAATGTTCTAAGAAAGTTTATCTAGATTGGGATCTAGCAGCAGCACCTTTTTCTGTTTCGAGTAGTATAAATAATATTGAGGAAGAGAATGTTTTAAATAATTTAATAGCAAACTTTTACAAGTGTACAGGAGTGGATAATAGTGACATTTGTCCTAAAAAATGGGATGATGGCATATTGATTAAATATTTTGCAAAATTAAAAAAATTTTTGGATAACTGTCCAAATGTTGTTATTTTAACTGCTAATTCAGAATCAAATGTAAGGAAAATAATGAACAGGTATTTTGGTAACGATTACAAGCAACCTTACATTATTTCAGTATCTGACGATGCTATGAACGGACAAAAAGGGTATGATATTAAGAAAACAGAAGCTATAAGTAAAAGAAAGAAACCTTTCGTATTTATTGATGATAGCCCAGCAAATATTAACTCTATGAAAGCTTTTATTAAAAGAGAAGAAAATCAAGGAAGGGCTATTTTAATTAATAGACCAGCCAATAGAGGCCCCAACGCATTTAGTAAATATGGTATGTTTAATATGAAAAATGTTGATGAATGGATGAAAGATATTAACTCGTCCGCTGGTGGAAGTAAAACACGGCGAAGTAAAACACGGCGAAGTAAAACGCGTCGAAGTAAAACGCGTCGAAGTAAAACGCGTCGAAGTAAAACGCGTCGAAAAAAGAAGCGAAAGAAGCGTAAAAAATAAATAAGACTATAAAGTCATAATTATTTTTAATATTTTATCGGTTCTTCTCCCGACATATTATAATTGACTCCAGTTATCGTAGTTAAATGGAGAGACTAACATTTCTGGTAATTGTTTTCTGAATTTTTTCACCTTCTTTTCGAAATGTCTTTCTTGCGGTGACAATGGATAGGTCTGTTCATTATCCATTATGTCTCTTTCTTCGGGTGTTATTTTTGGTTTATGGCCATAGCAATTTGCACCGAAAGGAGCATTTTTATATGCCACGAAACCACCATTTATACCAGGTCGCCCGCAATCATGCTCGTGTCCTTTTCTTTTCTGCATTTTTTTCCAGGTGTCCATTTGTGTTGGATATAAAGCCATTTGATCAGCTGACCAACCAAAGCCACACCATTCTGCACCGCGTTTATATGCATTTTCCACCTCTTCATATGTGGCAAGCCGACCATCATACGCCTTGCATATGGCCTTGGCGTCACTATATGTATAGATATTGTCTGGTACATGAAATACTTGCTCTTCATACATTATTTCCGGGACAGGCGGTCCTTGTGGAGTAGTTACAGTAATATCAATTTCGGGCACAGGAGTAAATAAATTTTTGATACTGGTTTTAATATCAACTTGAAAGAAATATTGAACCCCATTAATTAATACTAGAAACATAAACATTCCCCACATAACAATTTCTAAAAATGTTATACCAAGAGATGTTGGAGGGGCTTGTGCGACTCCCCCCGTGACCGAAACACCTAAATAACTAAATAATATATAATATCCTATGATGACAAATGTTATCACAATCAATACAACTGGACTGCCTTGCGTAACTTTATCTCCAACGAAATCATACATATGTGGGAATCCTTTGGTGGGTGTAATATCTACGCTACTCATCTATATTATATGGTTCTTATTTTTTTTTCCGATAGAAGAAACAATAAGCGTACGGGGTTTTTAAATCAGCTTCCTTTATTTCCTGCACCCTAGCATCATTAAAATCATACCATTTATTATTAGCATTTTTCACATAAGCATAATAATGTCCACCCATAACGCCACCACTATGATTGCATATACCATACAATTCATAATTAAAACTATGAGGATCATACCCTATGACATATTTTGACAAATCAAGATTATCAAATGGAAAATCTACTAAACATTGATTTTTCCCAATAGAATTTGTAAATCGTTTTAAAGTAACAATCAAAACTTCAGGAAATTTCCAAAATTCTATCTGTCTTGCCACCACTTTATCACCTTCATCATTTATATATTGATTGTCATCATCCAATGTCTCTTTTTTAGTATATTCATCGAAACAATTTATCAAAGACACATTTTTTATATCTGGCACAGGGAGGTCCAGCATTAAAAAAGGCTCAGGATTACAACTCAGAGTATTACCATCTTCTCCCTTTACAGAAGATACATGAATACCATAAAATATATCTAAAATTTCAGAATACTCTTTTTTGTACATATTTTTCATCATATCAAAACATTTTTTAGCTACTTTATCTTTATCTGTTAAAACGTTGCCTTTAATTTTCATATTTACTTCCCGCATTATTGCTGTATGAAAACAATCAATGATAAATGTTAAAAATTCAGGCAAGTCATTTTGTGCAAAACCTGTAAATAAATGTTTTTCTTTAATTTTAGCTACTTTTTGGACGGAAGTCAAAAATCCACCCGGACTAATGATACAATTTTCACTCCAAACCATATCGCGCAATTTATCCCATTCCATCAAAACCAATGACTCGGGTTTCTTTTTTATTTTTTGTTTATATGTTCCATGTTCAAGGAAATCATTAAACGAATATGTATGTGACAAACACTGCAATGTGGTATTCATGAAACAAGTATTACCTAAATTAGCGAGTCCTGTAAGTCCTTTGTCTTTATATTTATCTGTCATATTCTTGTATATATCTTAAGATATGGACGATTGTGTTTATACCAATTTAATAACAAATTTTCTTAATTAATGATATATGACCGATGTAGAAAATGCCGATTTACTTTTACAATATATGCGTATTGTTGTAAGACAACAAGACGGAATTTTAGAGGCTCTAAATAGTATGCAGAGGCAAAATGACAACTTATCTGCTATATTAGCACAAGAGTTGGTGAGAAGAAATGCTAATATTAGTGAGGAACGACAACCAAATCATATTAGAATCAACAGACCAATAACTCGTACTTTTTTTGCTTCAACAAATTTGCCACTTGTTAGAGAAAGAAGACCACCAAGAATAGTCACTCATCACAGAATGGGTAATAGAACGATTATTATACCAGGTACTGTATCCCAATCCACAAATACTGTCTCAGACGAGATTTTAAATGCAACGATGAATGATTCACCAGTTAGAGTACGCCCATCAGCTGCACAAATAAGACGGTCGACGAGAACATTATTATTTAGGGATATTTCAAATACCACACAAACAATATGTCCTATCGATAGAGAATTATTACATGCAGAAGATACGGTTTTGCAAATAATCCACTGTAACCATTTTTTTCGAGATACCAACTTACGCAGGCATTTTCGAGGTAATACGCGCTGTCCATTGTGCCGATATGATATACGAGATTATATTCCAACTTTAGAAGAAACGACATTTATTTTTCCCCATATGTTTAATCGAAGACCACCGCCGCCACCGCCGCCGCCACCGCCGCCACCACCTCCGCCGCCTCCACTTTTTGATGATGTAGAAAACCCCTTCGCATCCCTACCGTCTACTAATATAATTCCCATCCAACAAACAACTCATGAAATCCAATCTTTATTAGGAGAAGCTATTACTAATATATTAGATACATCATAAAATATTACTGATACTTTCGACTAATGAATAGTTCGGAGGGTAAGTATATATCCTCTCACATTATTTTTTAATTGACGTGTAGATACTCGATTATTCAATAATAATATCCCCAATGCTAATTTTATAAATGCTAAGAGTTCTTTCATAATTATCTTTTCACCCATTACTAATATGGTAGCAAAACTTTTATTAGAATATGGGGTAAATTTTTTCAGATTTGCTTTATTTTGACTAAATGACAGAGAATAAGTATTTAACAACTTATTTATTTTATAAGCTAAGTAAGATAATGCGGCGGCTTCATTGCGTTTACTATATGGATTTTGCGATAATTGTCGATTTTGAATAAATGCAGCCAATTCGGTTTCGTTTGCATTGGATATTCTTAGGAAAGTCATCATTTGGCGAAAATTTAAACTATTGAAATCGCTGGAAATATTGCGTGAAAACTCATTAGATATAAGTTGATATCGAAGACCTTGAATTTTAATTGTGCTTATGGGTTGGTTAATCTGTATAAATATAGTATTGCGACATTTAGTATCATCCGATAAAACAAACCCATAAAATAAAATATAACTTCTATTACATTTAGTCCCATATGAATCAGAAATTGCACTATGCGGTATTATTGATTGAATAGAATTCATTACAAATGCATTTGTTTCTTCTTCAAAAAACCATTTTACATCAGGCGTAGCGCTATGATTCAACATATCGCCCAAAGGAACCATGGTGGCCTGTTTTTTACCATCAATCCATAATCCAAAGTTTCTAGAACCAACCAAATTTCTTATTTGTAAAAATTTTTGGAGAGAACAGATAGATGAAAAATCATGTAAAATCTGGCATAATTTATGATAATCTTTTACCAATATATCTTTTCTGATATCAATTTCCTTTAACAGATAACTATTTTCTAGATATTTCTTATCTGCTGGGCTCCAAAAAATAGGGAAATTATCAAACTTTTTAGGTAAAATTTTATAATATGGTCCAAATTTATTTTTATATTCCATATCCTGGATTATATATAAGCATATGTAGACTAAATTTAAACCACTAATACCTGTAGGGTATTGTGAAACTTTTTTCCCCCAAGGTGATTTCTCTCCCATTCCCGAATAAATTAATATAGAACGAGGGATTTTTACAACTGTTTGATGTTCTGGGATAGCAACTTTGGTGTGTACACCTCGCTCATGATTTTTATATGTTTTGAAATATATATTTGGGAAAGACGCTCCATTTTTATTTAGCCAAGTCAAAAACTTATCCATGACTTTATTTTTTTTAAGTGATGATTTTTGCATATATATTTAATATATATTATTTTAATTATTTTATTTGGTTTATATATAATGCCAAATAAAGCAATTCAAAACGCTAAGAGATTAAGAAGTGGGGCTTTGGGACAATCATCCCGATTCTATAATATTTACGGAAACCAAGTTGGACCAACAACCGCGGGCGCGTTTAAAGGAGGACAAGGCTGGACAACACATAACCCGTCTATTGGAAGTATGCTTTCCAATGGTATTGCGAAACAAAATAAAAATGCCGGGGGTAATAATGTATGTGCACCTGGTCCTGGACCCACGAGTGTAGCGGCCGGTGATTGCAATTGCAGAGGACCTTCTGGTACTTGTCCTTGTCGTTCAAAAGTAGATGCCAATGGTATTCGTAAACACTGTTAGTCAAAGAATTTTTTAATAGATTTCTGCCCAGTTTTAATATTATTTGCCTGACGCAATGCATCATCAAATATTATTTTTTTAACTTCTTTATTTCGTAGAGCCTCTTCTTTATTATTATATTTTTCTATATCCCGGAATTCTTGTTTCAAATATTCGCATTTTCTTTTAAATTCGGGAATATTTCTTTTGAAACTAGGTATATCCTCTAATATTAATGCGAATACTTGTTGTACAGGCTTCATAATTTGATTTGTTATGTAATGTCCATAGTCAGGTCTAATATTGTTTTTTCTAATATATTCAGGACTTTCTATTCTATCTCCTTGCAATTTAACGTTTGTTTTAGTTTGAATAAACACAAAGGGCACCCTTGACCCCACAGAAGGTTTGGTTCCTGTATCTCTTTTACCCATTCTATCTGCCAATACTCTGTGTGCAATGCTTTGCGGGTTCTTGTAAAATGAACTTAATTTTTTCGTGATAATTAATTTCTCTAACGGAAACTTTTCATCTACTATGTTTTGAAGAAATTGTTTGACAAATGCGATTGCCGCTGGAATATCGTGTTCCTTCATTAATATATCAATTAATCCTCCATATATGTCTTTAACAATTGGTGCATTATCTCTTCTTTTTAATACAATACCCATTTCTTTTCTCTTACCTTTATTGGGGTCATGTTCAAATAACATACCAACATATCTCTTTTTTGATAAAAGTAAGAATGGATTGAATGTCTTTTCATATTCGAAATAATGCGGTGCTTTGAGAAACTTACTTGCTATCTCACCCACCTCAATAGATAACTCAATTGTGATTTCCAATGCTTTTTTCCCTGTTATTTTATTACCCTCCATGTCCTTCAAATGGAAGGTGAAGAATACGGAATCAGTATTTTTGACAATAAGTCCATAACCGGTGTTAAAATTCCCTGTTTGTGTTTCTATATCATATACAAAATCGTCAACATTCTCGCCTATTAAATCTACTTTTTTAATAACATTTTCAGCTTTTCTTTGTTTTCCACTTGTACAAGTTAACCTAGTTATATTTAATTTATCTTTTCTTGTATTTATTGATACATTAAACCCAATTGAATTTGCCAAATAATATAACATTGCTGAACCGATTTTCCCTTTATTATCCATTCTAATTGTTTTTGATTTTTCACCAGGGCATTTACTTCCATCGGCTGCATAATATCCCGCAAAATAAGCGTATCGTGTATTATAATTCCCATTTAATATGTCGGTGGGAATTATTTTATACTTATCTTTGTTATAAAAGATTGACCTATACATTTCAACATATTTTTTAATATGCCCGCAATTTGGCACAATTTTATATACTCCTGAACTTTTTATCGTATCGTTTATTTTAAATGATTCGTTGTATATTTCTGTCAACAAACTTTGCAATATAATAGACATCTCCATATCCTTTTGATTTAACGCCCACGAATATTTTATACCCGATGGACAATCATATTTCCCACAACTTCCGTCTCCGTAAAAGAATCCAAATATAAATGCTTTCTTTTCGCATAATGATTTCTTTCCAATGTTTTTGATATAATTCAGTATGTCTTTTAATTTAATATCTTTTTTCTCAAATCGAGGATAATTATGCAATAATTTCATTCCAACCTTTATTTCTGTAGGTTTTACTATTTTACTATTTTCATCTAATAAACTATGATCTTCAGTGACATCAACCATCCCAGTATGTGTTGTAACTCTATAAATTTTTTTTCTCGTTTTATGTCTTATCACACGAGTAATATCAGACCACCCATTCGATGTAAATATTTGATAATCTTCTACCAGATTTTGTTGCTTTTCTCTTCTATTTGATTCGTGAACTTTAAACCCTTCGTAAGGCTTCCATTTGTCATTTGATAAATCGTCTATTTGTTTAAATTCTATTAAACCAGTTTTCTTGTGTTTTAATAATAAAGGCGTGTCTGGCGTTACACTGTCTCCGTATATATATTCTGCATTTGTTTTGACCTGTCCATGTTTGGTATCACAAACTGCGTCACCATATACTTCTTCAATTATACTCTTAGAATATATCAATAATTTCCTACCAGTAGCAGTAGTAGAAGCCGCAATATCAATATCATAAAATGAACTGGTTTTTGCACCACATTGACCATATAATGAATTTGCAACAATTTTGATAGATGCTTGTCTTTGGTTATATATATTTTTCATAAATGTATCATATGTATCTTTGATATCGGCAACGTTGCATTTATTTACGGTAGTATTTATTTTTTGTAATTGTTCGTTTTCCAATGAAACAGATGTTATAGTATATTTATCGTCTGTGTTGGATAATAGACCACTATGTGTGTCGCCATTTTTCATCGTAATTGTTTTAAATTTAATTTTTGCCCTCGTTGCTTTTCTTGCGGCTAATAAGCCTTGTAATATCGCAGGCATAATAGCTTTTTCGTTATCAGGGAATTGTGCAAATCTGCAAATTTTAGTACCTACTTTGATTTTTTCATCCTTCTTTCTGTCAGGCTTGGCAATCCACTCATAACGGTCATATTCAACATCAACATATTCATATCCATCCAAATCATCATATTTAAAAGTTCCATCCGAACTTCTTTCGCCTGTGGTAGACAATAAATCCCCACCTAAATCATACTCTTTTGTCCAAACCTTACTATCGTGTGATATATTTTCACTAATCATGCAACTAGGATACAGAGATGAATAATCATTTACTGCAACGGGATCTTCGGTGTATAACCCAGTTTTAGGTAATAAACAAATAGCTCCTTCGTAACTTCCACCACCTTCGGGTTTTTCTACAACTGGCATTAATGTATTCTTTTGTCTGCACTTTTTAGCGATGAAACTTAAAAGTTTAATACCTTGTCCTCTCATTACCACAAAATCGATAGGTACGCTACAAATAGCGGCTTGTTCTGACATGCCGGTAAGAATATCATTTTTCCTGAATAAATGATGCACTAAATTACAATCCTGAAAACAATATTTCGCAATGATTGCTCTGTCAGAGGAACTTCCGTTTGCTAGTTCGAATATTTGGTGCGGAGTGATATCATCTTTGCCCAATCCCCATCGCAGCTTTCTATCAGCTCGTGGCTCAATGTTTCCTTCGACAATGAATTCACCTTTTTCTTCGTCTAATTGAATAACCTTGAATTTCTTACCATTTTTATATGAATCTACCGAATGTCCAATTAATTCAAAACAAACGAAATTCCCTTTTTGCAACCCCATTAAATTCCCACTTTTAATAACCGTCGTATCATCAAGTTTATCCCATCCTTTTATCATATCTCCGATAAAATGCGATGCAACATCATTCAGCTTATAAGATCCCAGATTTACCTCTCGTCTGAAATAATTATACAAATCGATTTGAATGATACCAGGTAAATCCATATAAATCATCTGATATGTTCCGCTGGCTACGCGTATTTCTTTTTCTATTTTATTGCAAAATTCGTTTTTATTTCGTGATAGTTCGGAGAACCAGATGTCTTCGCTATCACCAGCATTATATTTAGGTCTCATACAATTTAACTCCTCTGCTCTCTGACATATAAATTTCCAATCAAAACCAAATGTGTTATAACCTATTAAAATATCCGGATGGTATTCTTGCATCATTTCAGTCCAACCCATCAGCATATCGCGCTCTGTTTCAAAGCATTCAACAATCGTTTCTGATTTTTCTATACCAATTTCATCGCAATCTCCTAGAACAGCCATATAATTCAAGTATGGTTCTGCTTCCCCTACTCGCATAAAAGTTGTTCCAATAAATGTGACTTTATCACCTTCCAATGCTAATAGTTTGTTGTTTTTTAATCCTGAAAATATATATGTAACTGCTTCATCGATAATTTCTAGTTTTTTCCCCATGTCACATTTACTATCGTTCAAATAATCGAGGGATGTTTTTTTGACTCCTACATAATTCATATATGTTTGTCCGGATTTATGAATTTCGTCGTCGTCATCATCTTCTCTATTTCGGTATGAATTTTTTTCTTTTTCTTCTTCCCGCCTCTTTACATCAATGATTGATTTGAGTGGTTGTCCAATTATTGTATAAATGTTTTCCATTAGATTTGCCTCGATGACCGGTTTTTTTGGAAACACATTTGCAATACCATCTACTGGGTCGCCAAATCCAAAAGCCGATTTGATTAGTTTTATAATTAAGGATTTCTGCGAATCTTTACTCGTTGTTCTGATAGATTTGTTTACTTTCCAGTAAGTAATGATATCGCCCACGAGTTTTCTATATGTTTTAATAGCTAGAGGGAAATCTCCATGTGAAGAACTTGCTTCTATATCCCAAGAGGCAACGATAGCAGGAATTGGTGCTTCCTTATATGGCAAAGGCACTATATCCTCTGATTTTATTGTGTATTCATATTTGCAGTATGTTTTTCGGGTTTTCTTAATAATTTTATCAAGAGGTAATTCAATCCAGCCTGAAGGATTGATTTCTTGTATATGAAAATATCGGAGCAATGGGGGTAATTTTGCTTCATACAATTCTGTTTGAATTCCTTGAAACGGAAATGTTTTGAGCTTGTATTTTCTACCAAATTTACTACCGGGGTCTGCTGTTATGGTATACCAGAAATTTTTCACGTTGTTTAATGCGGTGGTGTTTTTGAATTTTATACAAATAAAGCGATGGTTTTTCATGTCATCAAAACCGTAGAGTTTCTTATTTTCTAAGATTATAGAATCTACTATGGAATTTTCATAATATGATACATACTTGCCTTTTGTTCGTGCAATATACTCGCTTTCTTCTTCGTCTTTCTCTGGTTTTGGATATACTGTATCACCTCTGCGCCATTTTTTATGCTTATCTTTTAAAGCCATTATGCGCATTTTGTCTTTTATATGGCGAATAAATGCTTTCTTTTGTGGTTTACCCCAATCATCGCCAACCTTTACATAAAAGAATGGTGTAAAATCTGTTACAAAGATAGAACATGTTTCACCGGCTTCGTTCATTCCGAACATTTGAATCATAAAATTTTTGTTGTCTTGTCCATTTTTCCCTTTGCCCTCTTCATTTTTGATTTGGAAATCTAATAAACGAAAGGTGGGATTTGTCATAGTTATATGAGATTAACTACCATTTTAGTCTTAATTCAATTTTATTTAATATCGAATTAAGTTAACGTGCCAAATATACTCCAGTAAGTAAGAATGGTATAGATAGTATTTTTGTTTTAGTAATTTTATCACCCAAGAACATATAAGAGGCTAACATTGTTGCAATAACTCCAACACCAGTGCTAACTATTACTAAATAACTTAATTTTTGTGACCGGACTAAATTATATCCTATTAATGCAGCACCAAGTGTGCATATGCTGGCGCCTATGAATGATAATAATACGGTTCCTTTAAATTTCGTTAAATCTTTCGTAAATTGTTCTACTCCTCCAATGTATAAAGAAGCGCCTGCCATAATTAATCCGGTAATCACTGTATCTATAAATAAAATAGAATGATTGGACATAGCCTTCATTTGATATTTTCTAATTAATGTTATTGCCGTAGATAATAATGCAGATATAGTGACTAATCCATATACGATAGATTTATTCATTTATATAAATTACAGACATATTAAAATTGAATAAAAAAAAAGATTATTTATAATTATAAAACGCAATGACAGATTTTACATTTATGAAAACCGGTTTTGATCTTATGCAGCCCAATGATGAAGAGTTTGAACAAAATACGGCGGCTATTATAGTGACATATGCAGAACACGCATTGAGAACCGCGGCTTTATATGTTTCACACCATGAAACAAGAAATGGTATAACACCGGAAGATATTAAAAGAGCGATGATGCTTGAAATGTTCTTATTTAAAAACAGATCAAATTTGATTGAAAAGGCAGAAGAAATTAAGAAAATGTTGTACGGTGAGGAGGAGAGTGATGACGAAGAGGAAGATATCGACATGACCGAAGGAGAAGAATTCAGTGAAAACAACTGCCAATGTGCTATTTGTAAGTGCACTAACAATATATATACTCGGTGGGAAAAATGGACACCAGAGAGTTTATTCGAAACAGTTATTAAAAAACATATTGATAAGATTTAGAAAATTTAATTATTATAATTAAATGAATAATTTTAGAATTGTGGGCAACCGCCTTAAATATTAATAAATACGGATAGTGTTGTTGAATACAGTGGAGGATATACTAAACTTGCAGAATTGGGCATTGACTGTCCTCCACAAAAAGGTTGGAAAATCATTTCAAAACTACCTAAAAATTAAATGTCTTTTACGATTAGTTTTTCTACTAGTTTTTCTACTAGTTTTTCTTTTTCTACTAGTTTTTCTTTTTCTTCTAGTTTTTCTTTTTCTACTAGTTTTTCTTTTTCTTCTAATTTTTCTTTTTCTTCTCTTTTTCCCACCGCCTTTAGCCGCCGTTGCTTCTTTCAAAAAACGACGCAAGGCTTTTTTAGTTCTTTCGTGTTTAAATTCAACCGCATCTTTTTCACCTTTGGTCTTTTTAAAAACCATTGGAAACCCTTCTAAAGCGCTGGTATCAAAATCAACTCGACTCGCTTGATTACTATCAATTTCAGCAATTAATACATTTGGGTCTCCTTCTGATTTGCAGGAATTGATAAATTTGTCCCATTCAGGCTTGAAGGATTCACACGCCTGACAATTAACCATAAAGAACCCGGCCATAACTATTTCGTGCTTTGGTGCAGCCTCATTAAAATCAATTACATCTTTATCAGTCAGAATTTTTATGATTGTCATATACAATTTGGAGAGAAATAAATTTTATAAATAGTTATTATATATGAAAGAACAATTAATTATATTGGGATTTATTGCAGGATTAATTTTTTGCGCCACACATACGAATAAAAGTTTAATGGAAGGATTTAATGATAGCAATCGTGCTCCACAAAATAAAGAATCTGATTGCCCAAATCTTTTAGTAAAGAAAGGAAACAAACTAATGCTGCTGAATAATAGAAAAGCAAGAATACCAGGAATTAACCCTATCTTTTTCGATAATTTAGAAGATTATGTAGAATTTAATAAATGGCAACGCAGTCAAGACATCAAATGTCCTGTTTTATATTTTAATGAAATGCAAGATGCCCAGGGAAATACTAAGTTTAGAATGCTAAATGACCCGTTAGATCCGCAAGCTGGATTACCCAGTTATGGACCACCAATGGCCACAGAAGTACCTTTATATGATTCAAATATGGACCACCCACCATATAATCAAAATAATTACCATGGTTTCGATCCTACAAATCAAAATACTGGAAGATATACCTCGTTAGACAAAGTATTTTATTCAAATAAAAACAGAAACAGTGCAGATGCCATGAAAATGAATTGGGCTGGCGCAGAGTCTTCTCGGAGAATGGTGAGGTCGGGCAAATATGATAAAAATTTTAGACCAGAAGCCAAATTTAGTCAATTTAAAGGCATCGCCATTGCACCACCTCAGCAACAAAACAATGCTCCTACTAGCGCAGGAGCCAAAACACAGGACGCACAAATTGATAGACAACTTAAACAACAAAGACAACTAAAATAATATTTTTGGGTTTATGAATCGGTCAAAAAATATTTATAACAGCCACCAATCATCCATGCAGCATTCAATACAATAGGTTGAAATGCTCGTTTCTTAACACACACAATTAGTACTCCTGCTGCCCCTAGGGTATTAAATAAAAAATCAGTTGTTCTCTCCAGAGAGCTAACATAAGCAGTCAAAATTAATACACTTCCAACCCATCCCAGAACTTCAATTGTATACTTTTGAAATTTGTTTTCTGGGGGCGATTCTCCAGTTGGTAGAGGATCGATTGGTACAATTATTTCCATATTGTAGTAATTATGGAAATACTTTAAGTAGATTTATA